CATTAAAGAACGTGCTAATCAAAAATTAATTGAATTAGGTTATAATCCTTTATACAACGATATTGATCCAAATCTTTTGAAATCAATGGAATGGTTCGGACATTTAACAAGTGGTAAAACACACCAAGATTTCTTCGCAGGAAGAGTAACAGATTATTCAAAATCAACCGCTGACTGGAGCGATTTATAAAACAACAAATGAGCAAATTAAACGTAGACACCAGTAAATGGGTAAAAGGAAAGGACTTTCCAGAATGGATGGATGAAATTGGTACTTCAATTATATCACAAGGATATTTACTACCGGAGGAAAATGTATTTAAAGCATTTAACCGAGTAAGTAAAGCAGCAGGACGTAGACTAAAACGTAAAGATTTAGTACCGTTTTTTGCTGAGGCAATGGAAAAAAATTGGTTGTGTCTTGCATCACCTGTACTTTCAAATTTAGGCACTGAACGTGGTATGCCAATTTCATGTTTTGGAATTGATACAGATGATTCAATTGAAGGAATTGCAATGGCTAATTCTGAATTAATGCGTTTATCATCTCAAGGGGGTGGTGTTGGAATCGGAGTATCTCGAATTAGAGGTAGAGGTAAAGAAATTTCTGGTAATGGTGTTTCTGAAGGTGTAGTTCCGTGGGCAAAAATCTATGATTCAACTATCCTAGCAACAAACCAAGGTTCAGTTAGACGTGGAGCAGCTTCAGTTAACTTACACATTAACCATCCAGATATTGAGGAATTCTTAATGATTCGTCGACCAAAAGGAGATGTTAATCGTCAATGCCTTAACTTACACCAATGTGTAGTGATTGATGATAATTTCATGAACAAGTTAGAGGATAAAGAACCACGCGCTTTAAGATTGTGGGGAGAAATTCTTAAAACACGTTTGGAAACAGGTGAACCTTACATTATGTTTGAAGATAATGTAAACAATAACAACCCTCAAGCATATAAAAACAATAACTTGCATGTTTCAATGACAAATATTTGTTCTGAAATTGCACTTTATACAGACCCATTACACTCATTTATTTGCTGTTTATCTTCATTGAATTTAGCACGTTGGGAAGAATGGAAAAATTACACATTCGATAATGGTATGACTTTACCTGAATTATCATGTTGGTTCCTAGAAGGTGTATTGCAAGAATTTATCGATAGAGCCAAAAATGTTAAATTCATGGAAAACACTTACCGCTCAGCACTTAAAGGTAGAGCAATTGGTATTGGGGTTTTAGGATGGCATACATTCTTACAAGAAAAAGGTATTCCATTTGCCGGTTTACAAGCAAATTCTTACACTCGAATTATGTCTCAATTTATTGAGGAAGGAGCATTAAAAGCATCCCGTGATCAAGCAAAAGAATATGGCGAACCTGAATGGTGTAAAGGAACAGGCTTAAGACATACTCACCATTTAGCAATTGCACCAACAGTCTCAAATGCTAATATTTCAGGTGGTGTTTCACCTTCAATTGAACCAATTCCTGCAAATGTATTTAACTTAAAAACCGCTAAAGGTACATTTATCAAGAAAAACCCAACATTAGAACGTTTACTTGAATCAAAAGGATTTAATATCGATAGTATTTGGGAACAAATCGCTAAAGATAAAGGTTCTGTAGTGGGATTGCCTGATCATATTTTATCGGCTGAAGAAAAAGAAGTATTCTTGACATTTAAAGAAATCAACCCATACGAAATTGTTCGCCAAAATGGTATCCGTCAAAAATATATTGACCAAGCTATTTCATTGAACTTAACATTTGATCCATCTGATTCACCAAAATATATTAGTGAAGTACATAAATTGGCTTGGAGAGAGGGTATTAAAACGTTATACTATATGCGCTCAGAAAGTATTTTAAGAGGAGATAATCTTCAACGTACCGCAGATTGCATTAGTTGCGAAGGTTAAGAATACAGTAACATAAATTGGACGGGGCTAAGTAAATCTTAGCCCCTTTTTTTATATGTATAATAAAAAGAAAACTATGTTACCATTAATCGCAGACACAACAGCAGCAACTACAACTCCTGATTTTGGGGTATTTGGTCAACTTGCAGACTACGGTCCACTTGGCTTAGCAGTTTTAGCTTTAGGCTATGTTGCTTGGATTTTTATCAAACGCCATTTGGCTGAAAAAGATCGTTTACAAGAAGAGTTAAAAGAGAAAAATACCACAACTAAAAGAAAAACTAGGAAATAATGTCATTCGGACCTTTTGAAGTATTAACGCAGTATGGAGTACTAGGATTTGCAGTCCTTGGATTAGGTTATTTGTGTTGGATATTTCTTAACCGTTTAATGAAAAGCGAAGAAGACTTAAGAACTAGAGTAGAAGAATTAGAGGGTGATTATAGAGAAGACCTAGAGAAAAAACTAGACGAAAGCACTGAAAGTTCTAAAAGCTTAAGAGAAACGGTATTAATGTTGTTTGGAAGTAAGAAAAAGTAACTATGAAGAAAAAACTACTTATTGTAGGAGCCTCATTTATAGCCTTAATTCTCCTTGATATTTTTTCTAGTGGTCATGGTCACGTAGTAGTCGTAGAAGACAACATTCAACTTACTGGAGAAAATAAACAACTCACTAAAGCAAATAAAAAATTAACAAATAGTGTTAACCAATTAGAAGCTGAAAAAGAAGAATTAATAGAAGATAAAGAGAATTTACAAGAAATGGTTTCTGAAGTAATAGGAGACTTAGATAGTACCAAATCAGTTGTGAAAGATATTAAAAAAGAGTTAGCAAATGAAAAGGATATTGTTCGTAAGCAGTCTAGTGGTAAGCAGTTTGAGTTTCAGCCAATCACGTTACCCACTTCAGACGGTAATTGATGGCGATTCAGTGGTTATTTTAACAAAAGCACAAGCTGATACTATTAATTCAATTTTTGACAGTCAAAAAGCTAAAATTGCAAAATTTAAGCAGGAAACAAAAATAAAAGACTCTATTATCTCATTAAGAGATACCCTATTAATTTTCTATACTTCAAAATATACAGAATATAGAACTATAGTAGAAACTAAGTTCATCAAAGAAGAAATAATCGATTCAGTGTCTGAATGGTTGCTTGCAAGAGCCAAAGAAGGAGCTTGGATATATTACTCCTATAGAGATCAAGAAGTAGTAGCAGTAAATCTTTCAGATTATATAGTACGAAAAGATGATTTTACCGGAGATATAACATTTTATAAACGAACAGAAGAATGTCCACCAAATGATAAAGATGAAAAAGAACCCTCAAAGGACTGGCAGATGGACATAGCTAGACCCTTTAGGCCTAAATTAAACAAAATAAAACTAAAATTATGAAAAATTTCTTTAAGCAGTTATTTGACGACAACAATTCAACTAACGAAAAATCAGTAGTTGGTTTTATTGCATTTTTTATGCTATGTGTAGCACTAGCAGTAGACTTAATAACAGGTGCTTATGGTGATCCATTAGTACTTAACGAATTCATTTTTGATGGATTTATGGTAATAGTTTTAGGTGCATTTGGAATCGCTTCAGTAGACAAATGGATCAATAAAGGTAAAAATAATAACAACGAAACAGAAGAGTAATGAGTTTAAAAAGTTTACAAGAAAGAGCAGGAGTTGCAGCTGATGGTGCATTTGGTCCTGGAACTATGAAAGCCGGAATGGCGTTATTAAAATTAACCCCAATTCGTGCAGCACATTTCTTTGCACAAACATCACACGAAACAGGTGGTTTTAAGGCATTTAGCGAAAACCTAAACTATTCAGCACAAGGTTTGCAAGGTATCTTTGGAAAATACTTTCCTGGTAACCTAGAAGAATCTTATGCTCGTCAACCTGAAAAAATTGCTAATCGTGTTTATGCAGATCGTATGGGTAATGGAAACGAAGCTTCAGGTGATGGTTGGAAATACAGAGGTCGTGGTGCATTGCAATTAACTGGTAAAGCAAATTACGAGGCGTTTGCAAAGTATCTAGGTAACAATGAAGTAATGGAAAATCCAGATCTAGTAGCTACAAAATTTGCCTTTGAATCAGCAATGTTCTTTTTTGAAAGAAATAAATTGTGGTCAATTTGTGATAAAGGAATTAATGATGCTGCAATTTTAGAATTGACAAAACGTATCAACGGAGGCACTCACGGTTTAGAAGATCGTAAAGCAAAAACATACAAATATTATCAATTCGTTAAATAAATAAACTATGCAATTAAGTGAACATTTATCATTAGCAGAAGTTACAAAAAGTGAAACTGCAAAACGTCGTGGAATTTCAAACATGCCAACTGAAGCGCATATTGCAAATTTCAAATTATTAGCTGAAAAGGTTTTTGAACCAATTCGCAACCATTTTGGTAAACCAATCCATATTTCATCTGGTTACCGTAGTAAAGATTTAAACACTGCAATTGGTGGTGCTCTTTCATCTCAACATTGCTCAGGTGAAGCAATCGATATCGATATGGATGGACATGCTGGTGGTGTTACAAATAAAATGGTATTTGATTTTATCAAAGATAATTTAGAATTTGACCAATTAATTTGGGAATTTGGAACAACTGCTAACCCAGATTGGGTACACGTTTCTTATGAGTCAACAGGAAAACAACGCAAACAAATTCTTCGTGCTGTAAGAAATGGTGGTAAAACATCTTACGTACCGTACAAATAATTAAAAATTTTAAAGAAAATTAGGCCCCCAAAAGGGGCCTTTTTATATTTCCAACCATGCAACAAAAATATTTACCTTGGTTTTTGCTGTTTTGTGCAATAGGATTGTCAACAACAGCAGCTTATTATAGCGTAATTGGTTTATCTGTAGTATTTACCGGTGTAGCTATACCTGTGATTGTAATGGGTTCATTTTTGGAAATATCCAAAATCGCTATTGCAACGTATCTCCATAACGCATGGAAAAAAACATATACTCTTTTAAAAGTATATTTGACCATAGCACTTATAGTGTTATCTGTCATTACCTCTATTGGAATTTATGGTTTGCTAAGCACAGGATTTCAAGAAAATATTGCTAAACTTGAAATTGGAACCAAACAAATCCAAAATATAGAGGTTAAAAAACAGAGATTTGAGGAAATTAAACTTGAATTTTCCCAAGAAAAAACCATCCTAGACAAAGACATCTCCCAGTTACGTAATGCTCTTTCTACAAATACAACTACCCAATCAGTAGATGCTAAAACAGGACAAATAGTTACAAAAGCAAATAATGCTAACCGCAAATCATTTGAAACACAACTTGCAGGTGCACAAACTAATAGAGATAAATTATCTACTAAAATAGATGCTTTAAATGATTCTATTACAAATCTAGATATTCAAATTCTAGATATGGAATCTAAAGCAAGTGAGGCAAATGAATTGGGAGCTGTACAATATGTAAGTGAAATTACTGGAGCTGATCTTAAAACCGTAGCGAATTGGTTCATATTCATGTTAATCTTTGTATTTGATCCATTAGCCATTACCCTTGTTATAGCAACAAATCAAGCGTTTGCTCAACGGAAACCTAAAGTAGATATTTTTGATGAACCAAAACCAATTGAACCTGAACCTGTAGTGGAAACTATATCTGTTTCAAAAGAAATAATCGAACAAGAAAAACAAACTATCCAAACCGAAATAGACAAAATTAACCGTTCAGGAGCATCAGGTAGAAAAGTTGCTCCGGCTATTGAACAACTCCAAAACCGTTTAAGAGATTTAGATAATATTATAACATATTAAAAATATTTGGATCTTGTAAGAGGTTTTTGTATATTAAGCGAAAATAAAGGTTATGTACGCATTTATCAAAGAAGGAAGTATTCGTCACAGTAGAGAAACAGTTATGAGCCATATCAAAAAGCTCCAACCCCTCAACTACAACAGATTTATGTGGTGGAGAACTCACACAGATAAAGTTGTTCCACTAGGCAAACGTGCTTTACTCAAAGACCGTATTCTAAACGGTGATTTTAACCCATCCTCTTATTTTTGGCAAGCACAATATGCACTTTATGTTGCAAAAGACAAACTTGATTTGACAAAACATGAAACTCGTTACCAACTTGAAATTGCTGGTGTTGATTTTATGCGTCACAAAAAATTAATGGAAGATTTTGAAAAAGAAGAAACAAATCGTATGTTTGCTTTATATGAAGCTTTTACAGCCGAATATAAAATTACCAAAGAAGAACTAGAGGAACGATTTCTTAAATTCAACGGTACTATTTTAGAGTTTTATTACTATGCAGAAGAATTCCTCTATAAACTCCCAGCAGGTGTCCGTAAAGACAATCGTGGGCGGCCAAAAAAAGTATTAAATCAACCACTCCCTAGAGTTTTACAAGTAAAACGTGGTAGACCTAAAAAAAATGCATGATATGTGGTATAAAATAAACAAATGGTTTGAATTGAACCTAGGTTGGTTTTTTATCAATGGAAGAAAACAAGACGCTTGGAGAAAATACTTAAAGAAAAAATATAACAATGAAAATTAGATTTTATTTATACAACACCCTAGAAGGTGATTTTACTCAAATGGCTCTTTGGCCTGCAATGTATGTAACCCATAATAAAATTACTAAAAATATTAGATTGCTTTGTTTAAGCGCTAATGTATTCTTTTGGGATTTTGGTTTCACTGTAGAATGGTTAAAATGAACAATATAGAACACGACTATCTAAAACTACTCCATGACATTTTAAACAATGGAGTAGAAAAACAAGACCGCACAGGTACAGGCACTATTTCAGTATTTGGAAGACAGATTCGACACGACATGAGTCTAGGTTTTCCTTTACTGACAACCAAGAAAATGCCGTTTAAAACAATTGTAACTGAATTATTATGGTTTTTACGTGGTGATACAAACATCAAGTATTTGGTTGACAACAATTGTCATATCTGGGATGGAGACACTTTCAAAAACTTTATGAATACGAGTGAAGGTGACCCTGATTTAATTTGGAACCAAGAACAATTCATTAACATGATTAAGACCGATGATGAGTTCGCTAAACAATGGGGTGAACTCGGTCCAGTGTATGGTAAACAATGGAGAAGTTGGAATAAGTATATTGTCAAACCTGGATTGGTTAGTTTAGGTGATGGTAGATATAATGAAAATTATTGGGATATTGATAAACCAATAGACCAAATCCAAAACCTAATCAACGACCTTAAAACAAATCCAGACTCAAGACGATTAATGGTTAATGCTTGGAATGTAGGTGAATTAGACCAAATGGTTCTTCCACCTTGTCATTATGGATTTCAAGTTTATACAAGAGAGTTAAGTTTGGAAGAGAGGAGAAAATTAGCAAATCACGATTCAGAATTTATCTCACCAATTACAGTAGAATCTTGGGATAGAGATAATATTCCAACCCGAGCAATCTCTTTAATGTGGAATCAACGTTCAGTAGATACATTCTTAGGTTTACCATTCAATATTGCATCTTATGGATTATTATT